AGAAGCAGTACAAGATTAAGGCTAATGATGGTTATATGAGATATTATATAAATGCCAGGTCATTCAAATATGTAGAGAATCGTTGCAAGCAGTCATTAATGTTGACAGGTTATCTTGATGGTGTTAGGCAGATGGCTGTTGAGGATGAAGATATTAGCTCTGATGATTTTGTTGATATTCTCGATTATTGCAGAATGTTGGACGAAAGATTTGTAGAAAGATTTGATTTGTAATAGGGCTTGATAGCCCGCCCTAATGCTACCAAAGGCTGTGGCAAGTCAGCACAAAAGCAGAGCCAGGGTAAACATAAAACTTTATCATAATACGAAAGGAAAGGTTAAAAATTATGTCACGTGAAAGAATGATTACTAGGACTATTGAAGCACTTAATGTAGAAATTATGGGTATTGACATAACCAATAATACAGTAAGCAACGCAAGTTATCACTTTGTAGGATACAACTTCAAAAATGATGATGATATTTTAAAGGTTGCAAAAGCTGAAACATCAGACACATTTATTCCCGTAAGAGTTGTAAGCACTTTCAAAACAGAAAAGCTTTATGGAATGTCTGAAGCAGATTTCTTAAAATATGCTAAGGAATTACCGCCACGTGCGAAGTATGAAACCTGGACAGCTAAAAACCCCGAAAGCTAATAAGCAAGTAGGGGTAAAACCCTTAATGCTACCAAAGGCTGTGGCAAGTCAGCATAAAAGCAGAGTCAAGGGAAAAGTAAATTTTAACACTAAGAAAGGAAGTAAACAAAAATGACAAAGGCAGAACAAATCAAAATAAATATTGAAGTAGAAAAGCATTTTAATCGTTTTGAAAATGAATCTGATAGAACTGGTATGCAGTATATCAAGAAATTGCGCTCCTGTTCAGCTGATGTCTGGGCAACTGATAGCTATTATGTGCTTATGAGTTATGCAACGATTATCGCTGTTATTGATGCTGATGGTACATGTTATGATTTCCTCAGATTAGTTTATGGGTATACCGCAACAAGCGCACAGCATATAGCAAAATTTGTTCATGATTATGGCAATGGTAAAAAGTTATCATGGAAGTCTTTATAAGTCTTCCGCCCTAATGCTACCAAAGGCTGTGGCAAGTCAGCATAAAAGCAGAGCCAGGGTAAAGTAAAATTCTAGCACTAAGAAAGGATGTAAATATGCAAATCAGAACTAAGAAAGATTTGGTAGAAATGCTTATGAAACGTGACCATGTTACACGGTCAGAAGCAAAACACATGGTAGCAGTTACACAGCAATTACTCAATGAATGTTTTGCGGAAGAAGTAGGCAGTCTAACAGATGTTGAAAACATTCTTTATGAATACTTAGGAATTGAACTTGATTATATCTACCTATTCATTTGACTTAAAAGCTGTGCTACCTGACTTTACGGGCAGAAAGGGAAAGTATGAGGAAAAGTATGAATGTATTAATTGCTTGTGAAGAATCGCAACGTGTATGTATTTCTTTTAGAGAAAAAGGACATAATGCTTTTTCATGTGATATTATGCCCTGTTCAGGTGGTCAACCACAATGGCATATCATGCAAGACGTTACAAGTTTATTAAATGGTAATTGCATATTCAAAACTATGGACGATAAAACGCATGAAATTGTAGGAAGTTGGGATATAATTATTGCTCATCCACCATGCACAGATTTAGCTGTAAGTGGTGCAAGACATTTTGCAGAAAAAATAAAAGATGGTAGACAGCAAAAAAGCATTGATTTCTTCATGCTATTTACCAAAACAAATTGTAAAAAAGTTTGCATTGAAAATCCTGTATCAATTATGTCATCAAAATATAGAAAGCCTGACCAGTATATTCAGCCTTATCAATTTGGTCATCCTATATCAAAAAAGACTTGTTTGTGGTTAACAGGTTTACCTAAATTAAAGCCAACAAATATAGTTGACCCAAATGCGACTGATGAATACGGATTTTCTATTGGTGGCGCTCTTCGTTATGCCAGGGATGAAAATGGAAAAATATTATCATGGAATGACCCAAGAACAGCTATAGCAAGAAGTAAAACCTTTTGGGGGATAGCCAGGGCAATGGCGGAACAATGGGGGTAAAATGTATTACGCAAAACTTATCACAGCTTCATCCTTGGATGCTTTCAAGGTTGAAATTTATTCACGCAAAACAGGTGCAAAAGTAAAATCCTTCTATTCCTTATCTCTTGCAGATGTAAAGGATTTTCTAGAAAAATACATTCCACCTGTTCATGGCACAACAAAATCATCAATCATAGCGAGGTACACACAATGACCCTACTAGACTACTTACTCTTAGGCTCAATCCTATTCACATTCTTAGCAATGATGTCAGACATTCTCATTAATTTATTTAATGACATTTTCAAAAACGATTAAAATTATTCACTTGTATTTTTCACACACTTGTAGTACAATACTATTAAGTGAATGGGATATAGCTCAGAGGTCAGAGCAGAGGTCTTATAAACCTTGTGTCAGGTGTTCGATTCACCTTATCCCAATTAGGTGGTGCTAGGTTTAACCAAGAAAGTTTACTTCCTATCAAGGACTTTGTCATGTTCCTATTTCTTCTCGGTATGCACCACCTTGAAGCCCTATGGTGTAACAGGTCAGCACACATGACTTTGACTCATGCAATAGTAGTTCAAATCTACTTAGGGCTGTCAGCACTAGCTGAATAAATAACATACATGCCATTCTTTAAACATGAAAGGAGAAAATGACAATGGCAAGAAACATGGTAACACGCACTATTATTAGCACTCAGGTTAACGCACTTTGTCTGAATCTTATTACCGCAGAACCTTTCAATGAGGTTTTCACTCTTGCAGGTACTTATAAGAACAATGACAAAATCAAGAAGGCTATCGAAAAGACTTACAACAATGATGAACACATTATCGCCCACATTGTAGAGGTCAAGGAGCTGAACACTCTGTACGGAATGACGGAGCAGAAGTTCATGGAGAACGCTGAAGTTCTTCCGGTAAGAAAGCAGTACAACACTGAAGCATAAATTGAAAGGAGATTTGAACAATGGAAGGATACAAGGCTGTAGTAGAAAGAGCAAGCAAGGAACTTAGCGCAAAAGAGAAAATCATGCTGAAGGATATGTCTGATGCTGTAAAGCTTGACGACATTGTGAAGGAAAATCCTCTTATCATTAGTCCTGATTATTACGCAATAGTAGCAGTACATAATGAGAAGTCAGATACGAAGGACTACAAGAAGATTGTACTGGTAGACAAGGACGGAACTAAATACACAACTGGTTCAATGCCCTTCATCACCACCTTCGAGGACATTGTAGATGAAATGGCAGATGCAGGTGAGGATGATTATGCAATCAAGATTTATCCGAAGGAGTCCAAAAATTATAAAGGGAAATACTTCATTACCTGCTCAATCATCTAATTAAACACTAGCCCTGAAACAGGTAAAGCTGTCAGGGCTTTTTTATTTCAGATGAGGTTTAAAGTATGGCAAAACTTACACCAATGCAAGAGCTATATAAGAAACAGATAAGACGATTACGTAGAGCAATCAGTCGAGAGTTTCGAAAAACAGGTGTAGAACTTGATAGAAGTTTGATTCCTGAAATGCCTAAGCGTGTAACGAAGAAAAGGCTACAAGAAATTAAATCAATCAAGCCAAAGGATTTACGTAGGCAATCACAATATGTTGATTATGAAACAGGTGAAATAATAGACTATGAAACTGCTAAAAATATGTGGCAAAATCAGCAAGAAATAGCAACACCATATGAATTAGATTTTACTCAAACAGTTATTGATAGTTTTTATGATTCAATCTCCAAATATAATACAGACTTCCAAAGTAGAATAAAAATATGGATTTCATCATTAATAAATCAGCATGGAAAAGATGCTGTAGCACAAATGCTTATGGATGGAGCTGAAGCAGGTGTTTTAGTCACAAATAAAATAGCTTATTCTGATACAGCTTGTTCAGAATTTATGTCAGAAATGATGGAATATTTAAACATGGATGCTAGGACAAAAGCTGACATATTGGGAGAGATTGAAGCAACTGTAGGTTTTGAAGAACCTGAATAATCATGAAGCCCAAAAAGGTACGCACATTCTCATGTGACTTTGAGACAACAGTATACGAAGGGCAGACGCACACAGAGGTATGGGCAGCTGCTTGTGTAGAATTATTCACAGAAGATGTGCAGGTTTTTCATTCAATCGAAGAACTATATGCTTACTTTCTATCCTTAAAATGTAACGTAGTAGCATACTTTCATAATCTAAAGTTTGATGGTCAGTTTTGGATGGATTATTTGCTAATACAAAAGCAATTTAAACAGGCATACTATAAGAAGTCAGAAGCAGAACTAGATATATCATGGTTACGTGACAAAGATATGCCTGCTAATACATTCAAATATTCTATCTCAGATATGGGTCAATGGTATACCATGACAGTTAAAACAGATTCTACCCATACTTTAGAGATAAAAGACAGCTTAAAACTATTACCATTTAGTGTAGAAAGAATAGGTCAATCATTTGGAACAAAGCATAAAAAATTATCAATAGAATACACAGGTTTACGTTACGCAGGATGTGTTATAACAGATAAAGAAAAAGAGTACATAGCAAACGATGTTCTTGTTGTAAAAGAAGCACTTGAAATTATGTACGAACAGGGACACACAAAGCTTACAATAGGCTCTTGTTGTTTATCTGAATATAAAAACACACTTGCAATGAAAGAAGATTATGATAAATGGTTTCCTGATGTTTACCAAATGCCATTAGATTCTTCACAGCATAAATACGATACTGTTGGAGAATGGATACGCAGGTCTTATAAAGGTGGATGGTGCTACTTAGCAAAAGGAAAAGAGAACAAATTATATCATAATGGAACAACGGCAGATGTAAACTCATTGTATCCTTCCATGATGTCAAGTGAATCAGGAAATGTTTTTCCAATAGGAGAGCCTGAATTTTGGACAGGAAATTATATTCCTGATGAAGCCATTGGTGACAATAAATATTTCTTCGTAAGAATAAAAACTAGATTCTACATTAAGAAAGGAATGTTGCCCTTCATTCAAATCAAATCATCTTTCCTGTATAAAGGCACAGAAGCATTAGAAAGTAGTGATATATATGTAAAAGACTTAGGTAAAAAGGTAGCATTTTATAAAGATACAAATGGTAACATAATAGACACACGTGTAGAATTAACACTAACCATGACAGACTATAAACTATTCTTAGAACACTATGATGTAAAACAATTTGAGATACTAGATGGATGTTGGTTTTGGGCGCAGAAAGGAATATTCGATATGTACATAGATAAATATAAAAAGATAAAAATGGAAAGTAAAGGAGCAATGCGTGAGTTAGCAAAACTATTCCTCAATAATTTGTATGGAAAAATGGCGGCAAATACTGACAGTTCTTTCAAGTTTGCTTACATAAAAGATGATGGAACTATAGGATATTATCCTGTTGTAGCTAAAGACAAAAAACCTGGGTTTATACCTGTTGGTTCAGCTATCACAAGTTATGCAAGAAACTTTACCATAAGAGCTGCACAGAAAAATTATCATGGTGTTAATGAAAGAGGGTTTATCTATGCAGATACTGATAGCATACATTGTGACTTAAAACCTGATGAAATAGTAGGCATTAAAGTTGATGATAAAAATTTCTGTTGTTGGAAACTGGAGAGTTGTTGGGATGACGGATATTTTACAAGGCAGAAAACTTACATTGAACACGTAACTCATGAAAATCTCATACCGATTGATAAACCATATTATAATATTAAATGTGCAGGTATGAGCAAAAAACCTAAGAAACTATTTGAACTATCATTAGACAAAAATTATATTCCAAAAGAGGATGAAGGTTGGACACAAGATGACTTAGAATTTTTAAAGACAAAACGTACACTAGAAGATTTCAAAATAGGCTTAAAAATTCCTGGCAAATTAGTACCAAAACGTATAGCAGGTGGAGTAGTATTAAAGGAAACAACTTATGAAATGAGGTAAGTATGTATCATTTAATAATCAGTGAGTACGACAATATCATAAATGTTAAATTACGTACTATGACAGAGGTTTTAGATTTTATTTCCTTACTGAATCAATCTTATAACAATTCATTATTTGTTACTATTATGTATGAAAAGGAGAAGCTATAAATGTTAAAATACGGACGTATGGGAGAGTACAAAGGTAAGCAATATTTATTTACACACATTGACCCTAGAAGCAACATGGTTTATTCACCTGACATAAAATCATTTGTTGATAATATGTTCGGCATGTGGGTAAGTAGTGACAGAGTAAAATGGATAACACCTGAGAAGGATTTAATGCGATGATTAGTATGGTTTCTGTTGGAATAATTATAGGTATGTTATATCAGGCATTATTGTTATATATGACTGCTAGTACTGATGATGAAATTTTAATGAAAATTATAGTATCTATTAACGCAATTAGTTTTATCTTATTTATGCTGATAGCTCTGAAAGGATATGTTTCATAATGGAATATTTAGATGTAGTAAGAGACGCAAAAGATGAACTCATAAATATCTATGAGGTATTAAAGAAGTCAGGTGCATTAAATGATGTAAGAGTACGCACAGCTTTAGTAGAGTATTCACTTCTTAATACTATCAATAGATTAAGTACAGTATTAGAGGATTTAAGCTAATGAAAATTTTACAATTACTTTATCTAAAATGGATAGAACGTGCTTGTCCGCATATTTGTATGCTATGTCAATTCAAAGAGATTTGTTTTAAAAATCTTAACGATTTAATCGAAGAACTAAAAATTTATAAAGGACTTAAATAAAAGAAGGGGCTTAATTGCCCCTTTCTTTTTTATATCATTCTCAATCAGTTCAATGAAGCGGTTAGCATATCCGATATGTACAGGCAGTGTATCCCAACTGTGCTTTCCTGTTTACATTCAACATTGATAGTGATTGGTGATACTAATATGATAAAGCTTTAAGTATAGCTTCTTTACACTTCATATCCTTAAATCTGAAGCATCCTCTTTCAAACAGATAGCGCAGATTACTCAGGAAAAAGTCATTCCTTTTAAGCATCACATAATTAATATTATGGTCGTCTGTTGTAACAGTTATTTTTGTAGGATATGTATAATCAGGTCTGTTATCAACATACAAATATCCTAACTCAGCATATTCCCTTATTCCATAATCACAACTGTTGTATCTTATAGTAGCAATATATTTTCCTATGCCGTCTGGTCTTTCTACAAAAGCTGTATTATCATTAAGGTAAATATTCTGTGCAGAATATCCTACATAACTATCACTGGCAAATGCTTTATTAAATCCTGATGACAGTAAAGCATCCGATGCTGATTTAATATAGCCCTGTTCCAACACATAACCATTGCCACGTAAGAATTTAGTATCATCATGCAGTCTGTCACATATACCTAATGCCACATAATATGGATTGATGATAGACACAGCATTACTGCACATATACACAGGCACATATCTTACCTGTTTTCCCTGACCACGTGCAATACTTACATGAATAGAAATAAACTTCCTTATTTCATCTGAACAGTAATGGTTATTTTCAGATTGAAATTCATCAAAAAACAATCTTTGTATATCACTGAAAAGATGACTGTATTTCTTCAACTGGTCGGCGCTGTTAAGTGAAAAGGCATACCCGCAACTTATATCATCCAAGAACAATTCATGAAAGATTCCTGAAGCCCTTCTTTTTGATTCCATGTGATGACCTTGAAAGAAAAGCCCTTGAATATCCTTAAAGAATTTCTCGGCACAATCGTCTAATTCGTAATTAAACCTGTAGACAAGTCCGAATTTTTCTTTATTCTGAAGGAATTTATTCACACATAATCTGCTGAAGTATGTAGTCTTTCCACCTGTTCTGTTGGTAGTACATAGAAACAGTTCAGGTGTATTTCCTTCAAGGTCTTTCATGGAAAGAAGTTTTGTTCCGTCATAATATGCCATTTGTAACACCTACCTTCTATTCTATTTTATCAAATCTTTCGTGTATTGTCAACATAATTCGACTTTACAAATCATCAAAAATATGGTAATATTGTATATATGAAAGGAGCAGACCAATGGGCGATTATAGCAATATTGTACAAGTAATATCTACTGTAGGTTTTCCAATAGTCTGTTGCGCTGTAATGGCATGGTATGTTAAATACCAAACAGATAAAAACAGACAGGATATGTTGGCACTAATTGAACAAAACAGGAATGACAGAATTAAACTTGATGAACAACACAAAGAAGAAATGTATGATTTCAAAGTTGCCATTGATAATAACACTGTAGCATTAACACGTTTATGTGAAAAGATTGGAGACTAATAATACAATGTATGAACTGAATGATGTGTTTTTAGGAAGTTCAGGTTTAAGCGTATTTATTCTTCAAGCTATGTTAAGAGGACTTCAATACGTTGGTGAAGATAATAAGCCGATAGTTATTGATGGAGTAGCAGGGAAAAATACAATCAAAGCTGTAAATGAATTTCAGGCTACACAAATAGCATATGGTTTTGATTGCGGAACAAATGGTAAGCCTGATGGAATATTCGGAAAGAAATGTTGGCAAAGATTATTAGGGGTATAATATGCCTGATATTAATAGAAGTTACTCATGGGCTATAAATACATGCAATGCACCAAACATAGGATACTCGCAATCATATCGCAATCAAAAGGTTGTGAATGGTATTACATATTATGATTGCTCTTCCTTCATATGGTATGCACTTAAAGCAGGTGGTTTTGATGTTGAGGGTGCATATCTTACAGCATTGGGTTATGCTTATTCAGGCAATGCTATAACTACTTCTAATGAGAGGGCATGGCTTATAGCTTTAGGTTTTCAGGAAGTTGATATCAATTCTCAATGGTACTCAGGCGATGTATGTTGGCGGTCAGGTCACACTGAAATGGTATACACTGGCGGTACAGCACAAGGTGTAACAATGGGTGCACATAGTGCGTCATATACATTGGATAATCAGGTATCTATTAATTCTTCACCTACACCTGCTAGTAAGTGGACAAAATTATATAGATACGGAACTACACCTGCTGAAGATAAAACCATAAGCATTGAGGTCATATCAGCTATTTGCGGAAACTGGTATCATGAAAGTAACATAAACCCTGGCATATATGAAGGTTTACAAGTTGTGCCATTGACTGATAACAGTGTGTATGGGGGTTATGGTCTAGGACAATGGACTAATAACAGTCAGGTACACAGAAGAACAGAACTGGTCAACTGGTTACGTTCAAATGGATATGCTGATGATAGCGGAGAAGGTCAACTAGAATATTTCATCTATGAAAATACATGGTACAGTGTTTATGAAGCATCACAGTTTACTGATTTAGAGGATTTTCTTTATACTGATGTTACCAACATTGAGACGTTAACTCATGCGTTCTGTAGAGGTTGGGAAGGAATACATGACAGCTCATGGGATGTAAGAGTAACCTATGCCCAACAGTGTTATAATTATATCCGCAATCATGCACAGGATACTTCAATCACAACATGGTATGTAGGTAATAACTGGCTTACTGAAAATCAGATACTTAATAATGCTGTACTGGTTTATCGCTACTTGAATCAAAAGTCAGGTGGCGGTGGTGGTGGTGGTGGTGGTAGTAAAATTACACCAACACATATGCCAATATGGATGGCTTTAAGGAGATGGTAAGATGATTAAAACAAAGGATGAAATTATCAGCATGATTTCAGCTAGAATCGGTGAGGATAATTCAGATGAAGCTATTGAGTTACTGGAAGATGTGACTGATACTTTAAATGATTATGAAACACGTACAGCTGACAGCACAAATTGGAAAGAAAAATATGAAACTAATGATAGAGAATGGAGAGAAAAATATAAGGAAAGATTTATGAGTGGAGATTCTTCCGAAGATGAAAAAATTATTGAGGAAGAGGAAGAAGAAAAACCTAAGTCATATAATTATGACGATTTATTTACTAATGAGTGAGGTATAACAAATGGCAAAGAGAGTGGCAATTAGTAAGCTGAATGCTTCTACTATTGATATTCTGAATACAATCAGACAAAATGCGTCTTATGAGTATCAGCAACTTGTTCCTGAAGTTGAGACTGCTACGGATATTCCGAAGGTAGGTCAGGTGCTTGTAGGTTATCCTGCAATGGCTAACCAATTTATTAATGCGCTGATCAACAGAATCGCAGCTGTAAGAGTTAAGAGTGCTGTGTTCAATAATCCTTACGCAGATTTAAAGAAGGGTTATCTTGAGTTTGGTGAAACTATTGAGGAAGTTTTTGTCAAGATTGCTAAAGCGGTTGATTTCTCTGCTGAAAAGGCTGAAGCAAGGGAACTGAGAAGAACAATTCCTGATGTGCGTTCTGCTTTCCATGTTATGAACTGGAGAGTCATGTATCCTGTCACTATTCAGGATGAAGATTTAAAGCGTGCTTTCCTGTCAATGGATGGTGTTCAGGATTTAATCGCTAAGATTGTTGATAGCGTTTATACTGGTGCTGAATATGATGAGTATCTTCTGTTCAAGTATCTTATGATTAAGGCTATAGCAAGTGGCAAGATGTATCCGATTTCTATTGGTACTGGTACTGCTCAAACGATGAATGAATCTGCTGTAGCATTCAGAGGTACTTCTAACCTTCTGCCGTTCATGAAGTCTGAATATAATGCTATGAATGTTCCGACTACTACTCCGAAGGACAGACAGATTATTTTCATGGATGCACAATTCAATGCACAGTTTGACGTCAATGTACTTGCTTCTGCTTTCAATATGGATAAGGCAGATTTCATGGGCAGACTGCACCTGATTGATGACTGGACTTCTTTTGATAATGATAGATTTGATGTTATCAGAGCTAATAGTGATGGCATTGAAGAGGTTACTTCCGATGAACTTGCACTTCTTGCAAATGTACGTGCTGTCATTGCAGATGAAGAGTGGTTTCAAGTTTATGACAATGAAAATAAATTCACTGAGAAATACGTTGCTAGTGGTCTGTACTGGAATTACTTCTACCATGTATGGAAAACTGTTTCAAGTTCTCCGTTCAGTAATGCAGTTGTATTTGTCACAGATGATGCAACTATCACTGACCCCGCTTCTGTTACCTTCACTGTAAGTGATAAGTCTGTTGGTGATAATGCGATTGTTCTTACGCTTGAGCAGGCTGATACTGATACGCTTAGCCCGACTAACTTCGTATTTACTCAGACGCAGGATGCTACTACTAAGGGTATTGCTATTCACCCTTATGGTGCTGTAATTTATCCTGTTGGCGAGACGGCAGTAAGCACTACGCTTGAAGGTACTATCAATGGTGTAAGATATGTAGCCGCTAGTGCGACTGCAAGTAGCGCAACAGTTGGCACTAATATTGTACTCAGCAAGGCATGATTTTAGTGATATGGGTTAGGGGCTTATGCCCCTTTCCCTTATTGATAGGAGAAGGATATGTATATTGAACCTAATAGCACTATAGAATTGTTTAGAGATTTACGTTTTGACAATAGCTATAGTAATACTATGTGGTTTGCAAATGCTACTGCTCAGAATGATTTCTTTACACAGCATTATTATGTGAGGTATAATTCATATAGTTATCAAAGGAAGGATATAGGTGTGATTAGAATTGAAGCACCTATTAGTTCTCTGTTTGCTGTGAACTATATGAGATTTAAAAATACTAGCTTTGAAAATAAATGGTTTTATGCTTTTGTTACTAGAGTTGAGTATATTAATAATGTTACCTGTGCGCTGTATTATACTATTGATGTTATTCAGACTTATATGTTTGACTGGACGTTGCATCAATGTATGATTGAAAGACAGCATAGCACTACTGATGTAGCAGGTGATAATCTTATTCCTGAAGGATTAGAGTTAGGTGATTATATTAACAGTGATACTGGTAGTATTTTTACACCTGATGTGGCTACTGATAATTATAGCTATTTAATATGCGTTGGTTGCGATGATACAACTTACAATAGATTAAGACAGTATGCAGATGAAAGTGCTTACTTTCAACTGGTAGCATATCAATTTACTGCAATTGCTTATTTTAAATGTGACCAAGGCGGTAGTGGTAGTCCTATTCAAATATTAGATGCTTTAAATAATGATAATCAAATTGGTGCTATAGTATCTATTACATTTATTCCTAAATCATTTTCATTAAATGAGATTACACACAGCAGAAACTTTAGCATTAATAAACCTGCAAGCCTTAATGGATATGCACCTATTAATAAAAAGATGCTTACTTATCCATATTGTTATTTAGATATTTATAATGACCAAAATGAACACGAAGAATTAAGATTTGAACTATTCAATACAGCTAACTGCGGATTAAAAATGTATGATATAGTTTCAGCTAATCCTGAAGCAATTTTATTACCACAAAATTATAACAATATTACGCAAACACCTGAAACAGGTTTAAGTATAAGTGGTTTTCCTCAAATACCATATTTTAATGATGCTTATAAAGCTTGGTTAGCATTGAACTATGACCAAATGGCTGTAAGCAGACAAATCACAGCCCAGGAAACTGCTTATACTAAACAAGGATTAGGAATATCACAAAAGCAATTAACCGCAAACACATTAGTTTCTGAATTTCAACAAGGTGCTAATGTAGGTGGTGCTTTAGCAAAAGGAAACATAGCAGGAGCATTGAGTGCAGGTGCAGGTATGGTAGGCACAGGTCTCAATTATATGTATGACACACAGAAAAATGATTTAGCTAATACTAGAGCAGAATATGATTATTATTCATTACTATTAAGACAAAGTGCAGACGAAAGCAGAGCTAGAAACTTACCTAATTCTTCTCATGTTGGTAGTTCTTCAAGTGCTGTAGGCGCAAACATAAAAGGATTTTGGTATAACATTAAAACTATACGCAGACAATATGCAGAAAGAATTGACAAGTATTTTACTATGTTTGGTTATGCTCAGAAGTTGGTAGCAGTTCCTAACATTCACGCTAGACAATACTTTACATTTATTAAAACTAATGGCTCTTGTGTAACTGGTTTAATACCGCAAGATGACAGAGAAGTGATAGATACTATCTTTGACAGAGGTATTAGATTTTGGACTGATTATACACACTTTGAAGATTATACAGTAAACAATGCTATTATATAAGCCCTGAAAGAAGGTGAATATATTGGGCAAGCGCAGAAGAACTAAGTTCGGTGAATCTTTAAGAAACAATGATTTGACTTTTATTCAGTATGTCGAAGCATTGACTGAACTAGCTACTACGATGTTTGAGTGGAAAAATCTTCCTGATACTATTGATGAAAGATATTTGGAAATGACACTGTTCAGCAGAGGTAGCGCAGTATTTTTTAAAGATGAAGTAATGGGCTATTTAGGACTTCAATGTTTGATTAAAGGTAGGCTGAATGTATATAGAATACCTATTGATAGGCAAGCATTTAGTGTAAATGGCTATAGAAAAAATCTAACAGATAAAGATAGCGTTATTATTTATAACAATTATGTGCATACAAATAGTGAATTACTTGTTAGAAACTATGCGCAAAGATTGTGGACTTTAGATAGAATTATTGATGTTAATGCTAATGCGCAAAAAACACCTGTTCTTATTAAAGCATCTGAACAACAAAAGCTTACACTTGAAAATTTGTACATGCAATGGGATGGTAATGAACCTGTTATTTTTGGCGATAAGCAATTAGATACTAATAATTTTGCTGTACTTAAAACTGACGCACCATTTATTGCAGATAGGATTTATGAACTTAAAACTAAATATTGGAATGAGTGCCTGACAAGATTAGGTATATCTAACGTAAATATACAGAAAAAGGAACGATTGATTTCTGATGAAGTTATGCGTTCTATGGGTGGTGTAATTGCTAGTAGATATAGCAGGCTTCAAATGAGAAGGCAAGCAGTCGAAGAAATTAATAAAATGTTTGGGCTTAATATTGAAGTGAATTATAGAGACGATTTCAGGCAGACTGACGATGAAATTATGATTGAAGGTGAAACTGGTGAGGAAGGAAAGAGAACACCTATGGTTATTGATGAAAGGACAAGGAGTAGCGTATGAGCAAATACACAACTGAAGTGAGATACATATGCGAAACTTATGCAGGTCATAAAGAATCGCAGGATTATACTAAAATTGATGATGTGATTGTTAATAGTATTGATAAAATTTTTGATTTTAGTTTTCCTATATTTGATGAAGCATATAGAAGTGTACTAGAAACTAAGATTGTAAGACATTATTATACTAGAGAGATTGGATTTGAAACTGTAGCATTATGGAAACATTTTCTGAATATGAGAATGAATGAAATAATGCCAAAGTATAATAAGTTATATGAAGCTGAAGCATTAGATTTTAGCCCATTTGCAAATATTGATTATACTGAATCCTACGAAGGAACAGGTAGCGGAACTAATAGTAATACTGATACTGGCACTATGAGTGAGGATATAAATGATAATAGGAATGTTGATTATACGCATAATGGAAATAATATTGACAAATACAGTGATACTCCGCAGGGTGGATTAAGTGGATTGCTGAATGATACTTATTTAACCAATGCTAGACAAAGTACAGCAAATGACAGTGATAATACAGATGATGACTATACTAGAGATAGAGACGTAAGCACTAGTAATACAAGGAATGGCAGGTTTAGTAATACAGATGAGTATTTAAAGCATTTCAAGGGTTATAATGGAAGTAAGACATATAGTGAAATGCTTATGGAGTACAGAAATACGTTTATCAATATTGACTTAATGATTATTGATGAACTCAATGATTTATTCATGGGAGTATGGTAATGAGTAACTTATCAACACGCACTATTAAAACATTCAGGTTTTGGTGTCAGAAAGTATTACCATTAGTTTATGATGACAGCTTGAGTTATTATGAGGTATTATGTAAAGTTGTAGATTATATGAATAATCTTATCAATGATACTAATGCAATCATAGAGGATATGGATACAGTTAAACAAGCTGTAGATGAACTCAATGAATTTATTGAAAATTTTGACACTACTTTTGCTGAACATATTATTGAAGAGCATTTAGCTACAATGATATTCGTTACAATATCTGATAGCGGTTATTTTATCTATCACATTCCTGAATCATGGGATAATATAAGATTTAATACTACTGGTTTAGATATTACACTTGAATTACAGCCTGAATATGGGCATTTAGTTTTAAGTTATTGAGGTGAATAATATGGCAGAACTGCAATATATTGGTGCTAGATATGTACCTAAATTTTTTGAGGGTGTTAATGGCAGTGAGTGGATTGCTAATACACAGTATGAAGCACTTACTATTGTTACTAGAAACGGAAATAGTTATACTAGCAAAATTCCTGTGCCTGCAAGTATAGGCGCGCCTGAAAATAATCCTACTTATTGGGTTAGTACTGGATTATATAATACTCAAATAGAGCAATATAGGCAAGAAGTTCTTAATTATAGGGATGACGTCGATGAGTTAGACGCTAAATATGATAAATTAAATTTTTATGCTGACAGAAAAATTCTTATTATAGGTGATTCACTGAGCGATACTTCTTTAGCTGAATATCAACCTAATTGGGTGACTTATTTTAAAACTAGAGTAGAAGAATTAGGCGGTACTGTTGTTAATCATTCCTTGTCAGGCAGAAGTTATTCTGCTGTACGAGGTCAAAACCTTGTTAATTCCCTTGACACTGTGCCTGACCCTACAACTTATACTGATATAATTATCTTCCTGGGTGTAAATGATTGGGTATCTGATGCTACTATTCAGCAAATATCTACTGCTTCAAATATATTTGAAGAATGGCATAACGAAACTAACCCTAGCGCACATGTACATTTAATTACACCTTGCAGATGCACTACAACATGGAATCCTGATTTCCCATTGTCTTATATACGTTGTGCATTAGTTAATTATGGCGCTAAACATTATAGGTGGCAAATAATTGACGCATACAGTGAAGCTCCAAACATGGATGCTATGCGTGATTCACTACGTTCTTTGTGGACTGTTGATGGTCTACATTTTAACGCAGCTTATGCACCACAGTTTGCAGATTATGTGTTTGAAAGAGTAGCTTCAAAAACATCTAATTTTATACCGATTGGTGCTGAAGCTATAAGCGTTGATAGCGCAATAGCAAATGTAAACATACAATTATATTATTATGATGATGGCGATGTAAGACTTTATATGGAATTACCTGAAGATTATACACCTTCAAGTTTAACTACTGTCATAGGTACGTTGCCGCTATTTGCAAGACCATACAGAACAATAACACACGCTTTTTATTATGCTTCTGGTGGTGTAAGTAAAGTTGCAATGTTAAGAATTGACCCTAATGGAACATTGTACATGATTCCTGAAGCACTACATGCTATGAGACTTGGATATATTAATGTTAAATATACTTCAAGCCCTGTGTTTGGAAATGTGGACTAATTATAGACTACAGTTTTTGCCCCACCTTATGTGGGGCTTTTGTTTTATGTTGTACATGAATGCGTTTAAATGAGGAACGCCAAAAAAAATTATGTCCCAGC